ATACACTGTAATATACTAAAATACTAAAAATACTAAAAATACTAAATAATATTATGTCATTCGAAAAACTAAAATCAAATCGTCTTGCGGCGATTGAACAGTTAGTAAACGCGGCCGAAGCTGTTTCGGAAAAAAAGAACTATGGAGATGAGCGGGAATGGAAACCGACTATCGACAAAGCAGGAAACGGGTATGCCGTAATTCGTTTTCTACCATCAGCAAATACAGAAGATCTTCCGTGGGTCCGATTTTGGGATCATGGGTTCAAAGGCCCAACTGGTAGATGGTATATCGAAAAATCACTCACTTCAATTGGTCAAAATGATCCATTAGGAGAAATGAACTCTCAACTCTGGAATTCAGGGAGAGAAGAAGACAAGGATCTTGTTCGTCAACGTAAACGCCGTTTACATCATGTATCAAATATTCTTGTTGTTTCAGACTCCGCAAATCCATCCAATGAAGGTAAAGTCTTTCTTTACAAGTATGGAAAGAAGATCTTTGACAAGATCATGGATGTAATGCAACCTCAATTCGAAGATGAGAAGCCAATCAACCCGTTTGATTTCTGGGGTGGAGCTAACTTCAGGTTGAAGATTCGTAATGTCGAAGGTTATCGCAATTACGACAAATCTGAATTCGATTCTATTACCGAACTCTTTGATGGTGATGAAGGAAAGTTAGAAGGAATTTATGACATTCTTTATGAATTGAATGAGTTCATCGATCCTGAAAACTACAAGTCATACACCAGTCTTAAGAAGAAATTATACGAAGTTCTTGGTGAAGAAGATATCGCCAATACCTTTTCGGTAGAACAAACTACCGAGCTCAACGAGACTCGTGAAGAACGAGTAGATGCACCTGCACCGAAGAGCGAGGATCAACCTGTTAGTTCATCAAATAATAATGATGAAAATGAAGAGGACACCTTGGCATATTTCGCCAAGTTGGCTCAGAGCTAACTGAGTTGATAAACAAATACATAGAGGGTGGTTACTGAATATCGTGACCACCCTTTTTGGTTTTTACCAAGCACCGGCCGCGGCAGCCGAGGCAATCAAAGGTAACGACTCATCTTGATGGGCACTTCCAGATATGTGAGTAGTTGAAGTGTTCACCGTTGTGGTTTGTGGTGAAGATCCCTCGGAAACAATAACCGTAGGAGGTTGAGACTTTGCATTGGCGATTTCTGCCATCCCCATTTCCATTTGGGCACCAGTATTATTCCTGTTTTCACTAAAGAGTCTTGCTTGTTCCTTTTTAAATTCATCGGAGAACAATCCCTCTGCTCCCATTCGATTTTCTTCTACTTTGTAAGCCTGAAATTTAGCTGCTAGTCTTATTCTATCTTCTTCAGTCGTCGCATCGGCCAAGGCATCTTTAAGCAGTCCAAGGGCGGCCTGTTGATCTTCACTGAAACCAGTAGTATCTGTTGTACGCAACTCTTCCAACTTAGCATCCGTTTTGGCTGAAGTTAGATCATCCTCCTTTTTACCAAATGGCCATAATCCTTTGATAAAACCTCCAGCCTTTTTTAATGGTTCTGGAATTAGATTTAATATTGTTTCCTTAAGCGATGATATTAATTCAGTAAAAACTTCACCTATTACCTTGCCTACATTACCTGCAATTTCCAACATTTTCGGTAAAAGAGTGTCCTTTAAATATGGCCATAGGTCTTCAGTAAATACTTTACCTAGTACCTTGGCTATATTACCTGCAACTTCGAGTAGTTTCGGTAAAAGAGTGTCCTTTAAAAATGGAAAAAGAGTCTCGGTAAGGAATGTTGCAAGTTTGGCTGGTATTTCCTTGAAGTAGAGGGTTAATTGATTTTTTAGTAAACCGAAAAGTCCTCCGCCTTCTCCATCACCAACTATTATCTTTTTTACGGATTCCCAAATACCGGCAAGTGCTTCTTTAAATGCAGCAGTATCTCCTCCAAAGAGAGCTTTCACTGCATCAAAAATTCCACTAAAAAGACCCTTAACACCCTCAACTATATTACCGATTGAGTCGTTAAACATTTTTCCAAACCTTTCGAAACCCAACATAGCGGCAAATTTTTCAACAAAACCTCCGACTAATTTTAAGGTATCTCCAATAATAGAATCAAAAACACCTATAAAGAAACCTTTGATGGCTCCCATTATACCACCTTCTTTATATCCCTTGATTCCTCCAAGAATACCCTTAAATGCTGCAAATGCTAAGACGAGTGGTAATGCAAGTTTTTTAAGTACTGGTAAGAATTTACCAAGAGTTCCAGTCTTTCCAAAGAAAGATTTAAGTTTGGTGAAGCCGGGTATCTTTGCCAAGACGCCTCCAATTCCGACACCAATTGCAGGAAATATTTTTAAAAGTGTTGCGAAGAAACCCTTCTGTTCTTTTGGTTTATTCTTCGTGCCATCTTCGGCAATATCGTTTGATTTACCAATGTTTGCGGCAATCGACTGTAAAAGTGATTGTCGTTCCTTTTCCTTTTCGGCCTTGGCTAGATCGTTACCAACAATAGAATCCTTTAAAGACTTAAGAGAGTTTGCCCCGGTATTTCGAGTGAGTTGTCCCTCTCTTGTAAGCTCCTTCTTGATTCCTACTACTATTGATGACACAGATTCCTTTAAAGACTTAATGGAATTACTTCCACTGTCTCGATCCAAGTCTCCTTCGGTTTTCAACCGATCAATTACGCTTAAAAGTGTTGTTGTTTCAGCCATGGTTTTTCTTTACCCTTTCATTTTCTTCATTCACCCAATCCAATAACATAGAAGTATAAATTTGCCTTTCCCACGGAATCATATTGTCAAGTTCAGATAAACTATAATTATGATGTTGCATCATGGAAAAATTAGTTTGATAGTGATTGGCAAGTGAATCATGAGAAAGGCAAATTAGAAAAAAGATTGGATTCCTTCTAACGTATAAGAATTTTCATGTCCACATTCCGAACATTTAAAATTAACAGTGTGTTTCAGCGTTGGTTGATTTTGAATAAAATTCTGAATCTCTTCCAAATTTTTATGAGTGAATGAATCGATGAACGTGGTTAGTTCATCTTTACTGACATTTTCTACAGAATATACATTCTCATCGTCGTATATTGTTTCAATCACTAGAGAAATAACAGAGTTAATATCGGTTTGATCTATGTTTCCCAATCTTTTAATTGATACTGGAGATAAGGTGATACCAACATCCTTTGTAAGTTTCACCTTGTTATCTGGAACGGTTTCAGGAAAATCAATTCCAATCTCCTCAAGATTAATAACTATTTCATTTTTAGCTCCACATTCTTTGCAAGACAAAGAAAAATTGCTAGTCTCTCCTACACTCTTTTCTCTTAGTTTGAGAAGAATATATTCTAAATCATAGGTTAATAAAGAATCTACATCTATCTTTTCAAATGTACATGCTTTAATTATATCTTTTATTGATGATTCTATTTGTGAAACATCTTTTGCTTCTTGTGCAATCATAAGTATCTTCTCTTCCTTTACAAGAAAGGGACGATACTGGATCTTCTTTTTGGTCGAAGGTACAATCAAACTATACTTCGGGACTTCTAATACTGGTAATGGCATAATCTATATCAATTTATTAAGCACGCCTCCAATTACATTTTTGACACCACCGATGGAGGAGGCAATCGATCCTTCGGTTTCATAATCTTCATATGTCAATGTGACATTCAATTTTTGCGTTTCTGCGGAAGAGTTGTTTAGTTCAACTGTGTTGACTGTTACCGGATAGGCGTTCTTTAATTTTACACCATAGACCGGAATATTTCGTTGATTCAACTGTTGTATTGTTACATCAGTCACATAGTCTTTTTTGTACGAAACCTGATAGGTTTCTGGATTTACAATCATATCAAGCCAACGATCAAAAACCTTTTTTAGATGATAGTCATTGGTTAAGTGAAATACAAAATTCACATCTTCATTAAAGTATCCCTGTGGAAATTTGACCGATTGTCGATATCCCAGATGTTGACTATCTAAAGTTTGTATCTGTCTTCCGGGCAATGAACAACTCTCACATAAAATCGCTAAATCTCTTGGATCGTTTACAAGTTGACTCAATCCAAAATTACCACTAAGTATATTTGTGGCCGCATTTTGTAGATCCAAGTTCAATAGAGTTTGTGAGGGGGGCGACATGAACACCGCAAAACGATTTGCGGGGGCCAGTCCACTTCTTCGGCCGACGACCGCTTTAAAGTCATCGATTGTGGTTGGACTTATAATACCTTGAATTTTACTGGCTAATGACATTAAACGATGAGTTTACGGGATTTAGTCCAAACACTTTGTCTTTTATTCTTTACAAACTGATCGGTTGGCATGAAAAGGGCGGCTTCCCACTCGGTAGCAGGAACTTCGGATACTCTTGATTTTATATGTGAGGTGAGATATCTTTTAAAACAGGGTTTAAATGCTTTTAATTTACTTGCTCCGGATAAAAGACTATATGATAAACGAAACTTTGTGGTTCGGTTGTATTTTTTATTTGTCAGGTAATCTCTCAGTTTATCAAAGAAGAGTGCCCTTCTTTTAAGATCAAGATAATGCAAATTCAATCCATAGAATCCGCCTGGGGCCCTATCAACCATGATAATGAGGGGAAACTTATCATAGTATGGAAGGGTTTGTTTCGTTTTTGGATCATAGAAATACATGAACATTCGACCAGTAAGAGGTTTATTAACCTTAATCAAATTTTCATCTTTTAGTATCGGATTTCGATTCATTCGAGTAATGTTTTGAAGACGTTTCTTAAACCACTTCAAAGACTCTATGGTTCTCGGAGTAACACCGGAACGAAACGCATCTGCTTGTAATTTATCGAAATGAGATCGGGCCATATGGTTCTATTTATATGATTGGTACAATAATTTAATACCCATTCTTTTTAAAGTTTCTTCGGTCCAAATCTCAAAGATATATCCACGATCCGCACAGTATCCCTTTGCGGCCTCCCATTTTGAGGTGTTTTTAATGTAGGTCATCACCTCTGTAAGGTAACGTTTTGTTTTTCTTGATCGAATTCTGGGTGGATTTGTTTCCTTCTTAGGTTTAATCTCAATAAGATATTCTCCCTTGTTTGTTTTAATATAAACATCGGGATAATATCGATGAAGTTTATTATCAGTCTTGCATCGATACGGAATAATAATCTCTTCACTGGACCATTCAAGAACATCTTTATGGTTATCACACCACTTGAAAACTTGTCTTTCCCAAGAAGAACGATATATTATTTGCGTTGGATTTCCCTTATACTTACTTGAATTCTTTATTCTATATCTACCTTTATATGTCATTTTTTCTTATAAATAAGAACGTATAACTATATTTATCTATGGCAAATCTATTAGCATCTTCTGGATTGGGTACACGGGCGAAAAGTTTAATGTCGGGTGCCGAATCTCAGATTAAAAATTCCATTTCCGCAATTAAAAGTTCTTTAATTCCCAAAAGTGGCCCTAAACCGAATAATAAGGTAGGAGAATTGGTTTATCCCGCTACTTTAAGGGGACAACCAAATGCAAATATGATACTATTTACGGTATATGATTCATCCGGCGAAGAGCCCGGAGTGACTCTGAAACATGTATTTCTACCCTGTCCCGCCAACATCGCGATCAACGATTCCGCAACATATAATACGGTTGATCTTGGAGTGATTGGTGGAGCAACTGCAAAGGCAATGGAGGATAGTGGTGGTAATGCCTTAGGCTTTGCAGGGAGCCTCCTGAATCAAATGAAAGGAAGCGGAAAGAGTTTCGGCCACGCTGAAATCGTGACGGCCATGGGGGCAAAAATTCCGGGGGCGGGAGCTGTAACAGGAGTTGCTTCTTTGAAAAATAGAACATTGCTGAATCCTAATACAAATACACTTTTCTCTGGAAATGCACTTAGATCTTTCAGTTTTGCATTTAAAATGATTGCTACGTCAAACGACGAATCCCTAGCTATTTCTGAGATCACGCACAGATTTCGAGAATACACTTATGCAGATTCACGATCAAGTGATCAGAATCTGATACTTGCATTTCCTCCAACATGGACTATTCATTTTCTGGATGGCCACGCGAATGAGAATAAATTCATACCAAAAATACATTCCTGTTATCTGACAGGTGTAGGATCAACATTCAATTCCACCACAAACATGTTTCATAGCGACGGAGCTCCTTTGGAAGTTGATATTAGTCTAAGTTTTCAAGAAACTCGGGCCCTTAATCGAACAGACATTACACAACTTCGCAAGAATCAATTGGGAATGGACAGAGGAATAGATGATAAGGGTAGGCCCACCACAAGTGCTGGCAACGGAATAGCGTCCGCTTCGGACGAGAAAGAAACGTTGGAGAAATTCCAACCAAAAAAGACTGACTAAAATTTGATAACTTAAATAATATCCAATAATGTCCTTTTTCAAACAATTCCCCAAAATAAATTACGATCTCCAAGAGACAAATCAACTATCTCGTCGAGTTGACATTTTTCGTCATGTAGATGTAAGTGGTATTAATACAGATGATTATACAAACTATCTATATTATGAAATAAAGGATGGAGAACGACCTGACATCGTTTCTCACAAACTTTATAATACGTCGAATTATTATTGGACATTTTTTATTATTAATGATTTTCTTCAGGCCGGATTTAATAAGTGGTATAAGTCTAATACGGATCTCTATCGAGGATTGGAATTAGAATATGATGATCATGGAGCATTAAATTTTATACCAAACTACACATCGGCCGCCAATCTTATTGGAGGTTTAGATATAACATTTGAAGGTTTAAGATTTGCCCTAGTTGGTGGATCTCCTCAAGAAACCGCCAAGATTAAAAAATTCGATGCATTTATGCAACAGATGGTCACTAGTGAGGCAAGTAGTTCTTCTTTCTACGATTCCGATGGAACTTACCATTTTGCCTTTTCTTCAGATGCTTCATCATCTGGAAAATTAGATTTTTTAGAAAAATATACCGCTCATTTGAAAAAAATTGATATTATTCCAGAAGAAAGTGCAACTCTTTCCGAAAGTAATTTGAGTAGTTACACATATACACCCGAAAGAGCATATTCCTCTCTTCTTACTGCTCCTTATAAATTTAAGGCAACTGATGATCCTGCTTCTACCTTTGTGGAAGGAGAAGAAATTGGGGCGATTGATGCACTCAACAATGATTTTGGATCAGTAGACAGTTATAGAAGTTGGTTTGATTATGAAACAGAAGAAAATGAAAAGACAAGAAAAATTCTTTTTATTCTTCCTGAACATATTGAAGGATTTGTCGAAAGATATAAAAATCTGATAAACGCATAGTATGGCCATAACAGGAAAAAACATTTCGAAAGGGGATAATGTCGCATCTCTTCCATCTGCTTATAGGTTACAGGAGATAGTAATAACAAATTATAAAGGAGAGGAAAAGGATATACAAAACATAGCCGTTAAGATGTCTATAACTGAGAGTATATATTCTCAGTCATTACTTCTCAATCTTACTCTAAAAGATAGTTCAAATTTTGTGGAAGACTTTCCGATTATAGGTCAAGAAAAAATACAGGTTAAGATAGAGTACAGCAGAAAAAACAAAAGAACCGGAGAAGATAAACTAAAATCTCTTAATTTAAAATTTTATATAACAGAGTATCCAACCTTTGGTTCTGCTCCATCTCAGGCCTATACTCAAATAATACGTTTGGTTGGTATATCGGAACAATCATATATTTCAAATCAAAAGAAAATAGTAAAGTCTTATGATAACAACACGGCAAAGGAAATTGAAGAGATTCTTAAAACCGAACTTAACCTGCCCGAGAAAAAATTTAAGTCTTCTATCGACCCATATCTCTCCATCAGTTCTTCGAAAGGTATAATCAATAGACAGAGACCAATGGATGCGATTGAGTGGTTCAGAAAACAAACTTTCGATAGTTTTCAATCTCCATTTTATTTTTTTCAAACCCTGAATGGAAAGTATAGACTCTTTTCTTTGGCTTCCATGTTTGATGATACGGTAAATAAGGTTTTTAATACATATTATGATAGAAGAGAAAGCTCGAATAAACACGCTGATGCGGGGAGTGAAGAAGACTATCAACAAAGAGAACAAACTATTCTAAGCGTGGCTTCCAATTTAAAACTTAATAAAAGTATTCAATCAAGAAGAGGGGCCTTTGCCTCTAGGAATAACTTTTTAGATTATTCAAATAAGACATACACCACTGAAGATTATGACTACAGTGAGAATTTTTTAACAAAGAAACCAACCTTGGAAAAGCACGGAATACTCTCAGATCAGTTTAAAATTGGCGATGAGAATTTGACAGACTTTAAAGAATCTCATTGTGAATATATATCTCTAAACCACAACTCCTTTGGAGATAAAAACACTTGGTATAAAGAATCAGATAAAGAAAACACCCCATCTGGTTTCAATTATAACAATATGAGTAAAGGATCTAGGCAATTCTTAAACGCATATCAGGCACTTTTAAACACAATGACTCATGATATTCGTTTGAACGGGAACTTCAAACTGAATGCAGGTAAAAAAATAAAGTTGATGTTTCCAAAGGCCATAGATCCTGCTGTATATTCCCAATATACAAATAATGAAAAGGATTTAAATGGCCATGTAAACAACTTCCTTTCGGGTAAGTATCTCATCACATCGGTTGTTCATGAATTTGAGGATGATGAGTATTTTGTAGAGGTTAGAGTCAAAAGGGATTCTTTTTCAATTGAATTGAAATGAATGGACATGGAGATAGTTTTGTAGGTGGTAATTTTCTTTGGTTCACAGGAGTCATTGAAGATGTAAAAGATCCCGAAGAAATGGGGCGCTATCGTGTCCGGTGTTTTGGATACCATACCGATAATAAAGGACTGATAGAAACTAAACAACTCCCTTGGGCAAACGTAATGATGCCAATTACTTCGGCATCAACCTCTGGAATAGGCCAATCCGCAACTGGTCTTGTTCAAGGTTCGTGGGTAATTGGTTTCTTTCGTGATGGATCTAATGCACAAGATCCAATCATTATGGGATCGATTCCTTCAATGTTCGATTCCCGCCCCAACTATGATGTTGGTTTCACTGATCCAGATCAAACCTACCCTATAGAAGATACTTTGGGAAAACCTGACACTCCTCAACCAGCCCGAATAGATTATAAAGATTCGGCAGTCTATAAGAGTAAGGAGCAGACAAAAACAGATGTATCAAATGTAAAAACCGCAAATGGCGGTGATGATTGGGTCTTAAAAACCGTATCAGATAATGTGGTTCCGTCTTATCCAAAAAATCATGTTCAACAAACCGAGTCCGGTCATGTTATTGAATATGATGATACAACGGGTAAAGAACGAATTTCAACATTTCACAAATCTGGTACTTACGATGAGATTACCTCTGAGGGTGATAAAACACTGGTTATTCAGGGAGATGAATATGAGGTTGTTATTAAAAATAAAAATGTTTATATAAAGGGTGATCTCAATCTTACCGTTGATGGAGCTATGAGAACAAAGGTTAAAGGAAACTATGATTTAGAAGTATCAGGTAATGTTACTGAAGCAATTGGAGGTTCACAAACTATAAGTGTTGGTGAAAATCAAACAATAACAATCACTGGAGATCAGGAGGAAGTAATTGGAGGTTCACAAACTATAAGTGTTGGTGAAAATCAAACAATAACAATCACTGGAGATCAGGATATCACGGCGGCCATTACCACCATCAATAATAAAGTTAATATCAATAAGGATGTTAATGTTGTTGGAACTTTAGATGCAACAGTAGATGTAGTTGCGGGGCCCACTAATCGTAGTCTTGTTGGTCATTAACCCTTAATTTTTTTATCTTTGAATAACAATTCTCTGGAGTAAAGTTTATAAATAGAAAAGTATGGCCATTCAAGATTATAACAGTGTACAACAGGGGAACTTATCACTTTTCAAGCAATCTTCAAATGTCAGTAAAAATAAAGTATATTCAGATTTGAATCTGGAGTTTCTCCAACATCCTGATAGATTGGATATAATCCCCTTAAAGGATATTGATGCAGTAAAACAGTCTGTAAAAAATCTTGTTCTTACTAA